AATTGAAGTTGCACATTTGCACGCGTGCATTTAAGTCGCGTAGAACTCAAGCCCTTTTCGAGGGCGAGGATTCACTTGGGGACTCTTCTTCTTCTTTTTCTTTTTGGCAGGTGCTGCCTGAGGATGAAGTTGTCTCAATCTCGGTGGCGGGGGGCCCCGGGGTTGGGAGATAACGACAGGACGCTTGGACAAATTGTTAACTTGAGCTGTCAACTTCTTAATGTCCTTGTTTTCCTTTGTTTTCTCCGTCGTTCCAGTTCCAGTTAACGCATGGATACCAGATTTGACAAAGGGAAAAGCTGCAGAAAGGGCTGACCAAAGCCAACCCCAACCAGTGTTATTCCTTACTTCAGTTGCCACAGGCATATGTCTTAATGCTTCAGTTATGAAACGAAAGAAATCAGGACTATACTCGGCGCATGGTTTAGCTGCCAAGGAAATATCAGATTCATCAGGGCTTGGAAAACGCTCATAGATATATCGGACTCGTAAAAGACCGGTATGTTGAAAGCTTAATCCAGTGAAAATACATCCAATAGTATTCCAAGGTTGCATATTCCATACGCTTGTTGCAGTAATGGGTCTCGGATTTGCCGTAGAAAGGGGAACCTGTGCTACTCCACCAGTGATTACATCGGCAGGAGCGGTCAAATCGCGACCACCAGCTGAAAAATCATTGGCGAAAATGACAGGTTGAGTGTCATCCACAGTCTTAGCAGGAATGTCAGCCTCTATAGGGGTATTAACCATATAAAAACCATCTTCTGCTTTCCAACTCATGGTGCCAGGTAGAAGGTTTGCTTCACCGGGGGTTTCAGGAGCTCTCCTCAACATTATCGAAGAGGAAGTTCCAGTTCCAGTGATAGCAGCACCGCTAGAGGTTTGATAACCAATAACGGATTTTGCTTCAAAAGAGTTTGAAGGTTGTTTGTAACACCTTAAACTCCCTTGTCGAAAGACCGGGGCGGTAGTATCGTAATACTCCATAGCCGTTGCGATCAATCTTCCAACTCCTGCTGTATATTTATCGGGTAAGGAAACCCCAATAGGTTGAACATTTCCCGGCGTTGCCAGCCGAAATGGTCCTAGTGGATTCCCAGATGTACCCCGAAAAACAGAAACGGAGGGATGTTGGGTCATTGCGTGCCTGCTAACCAAAGGTTGAATAACTGCGTTACCATAAAGGTCAACGCCGTTCATCACCGATAGTCCGGCAGTTGTTTGCGGATTGGAAGTCCAGGGATTCATGACGATATTCATATCCCAATTAGCTCCTCCAGGGTCCGCTGTGCTAATTTGTATCTCCTGAGTAACAACGGTAGTTATGGATTTGCCGGTTTTTGCATCCGGCCATCCATCTAAATTACCATCGAAATCCATGGGAGATAAGAATGCTTTAGCCATCTCAACGGATTCAGAATCCATTCCGACCTTGGTAACCAAGGCCTGAGATAACCTTTGAACTTGTGCTTGTCGACTTGCCATATCACTTTTAAATCCACCACCACCATAAAGGAGGGAAAAAATAAAACCGCCTTCAAAAAGTGAGGGCTGGGGGGATTGCTGCCCCTCCCAACCTAAGTGCATAGATAAGAAAGAACTTCTCATGAAGTCGAGATCATTCACTTTAAGAATGTGTCTCAACGCACTTTTGTAAATAGCTGTGTCGTACAAGAATTCAAGATATTTTACTAAAACATTGAAAACTTCAGGGCAGGGGTAAGCGAGAAATGTGAGAGCTAATACTCTCTCAAAAAACTCATCCTCCTCTAATTCAGGGTTCATCCCCACTCTTGTGACAGATGAACAGATTTTTCCCAACCTTGGGTAAGGTAGGTATCGTGCGACTTTAGGATCATAATGAAAATATGATCCAAGGAATTCGTGCCTTGGGTCAAGTCTAGAGCCTGCATTGGCAATAGTAACCAATGTAGCGCTAGGTTTAATCACAAGCCCCCAATCAAGGTAGGCCCGCAATTTATCTGCGGTGTAATCTTCAATCCCGGTCCAACCGAAGTAATGAAAATTACAAGCCCCCGTTTGGTCATCAGAGTAGATGCCATAGAGAGCATTATTAAGTATTTCAGAAAGGGAAATATACCTTTGAAAGTGTTCATAATAAGATTTTATTAAGAAATAAAAAATTACTATGAGATGTGCGATGGAGTTATCCGAAGCAGTGTTATTGCCTCCGGAATTATTTCCAGTTTGCCGAACAAAGACTGTACCGTCGGGGGTTATAGCAGCCGGGAAGATAGTTTGGTAAGCCATATACCAAAAATCATCCTCATATTCGGCGGGAAGATCAAGTAATCTCCAGCGAATGTAATAAACATACCAGAGAAAAATGGTTCTATCATAACCAGAAATATCAGACTGGTCACGAAGGGGAAACTTCTCAAGTTGGGTGACAAACTTGTGAAATCCACCATATTGTTTAGTAAGACCATATTTAATCCACAACTCTTCGTGGTATTTAATTAGTCTTTTGTTTTGATTGTCAAAGAGAAATTTACATTTGGCCAATTTGTCGAGAGGGTCCACAAAAATAGTGCGAACCTTATCTCTCATAAGATCTTCATTGGGCAAAAATTCTACTTTGTCTGCTATGTTAGCTAATGGTACATGATTCCTTCTTTTATAAAGATCCAAAAACATCTTAGTTGCAATAGCCGCAGCTTTAGTACTATATCCTTTTCTAAGGTATACAAAACCAGCTGCAGTTGCCAAGTTAAATTTTGAATCCTCATTAAATCCAGGGCCACATTTAAGGTAACGTTCCAAGTACTCAATCACCAATTCCAAAGTGTGATCGAGTATAGGACCAGAGGGATGTATAGGATTTACATCACACTTCTTAATAGAAGCCTCAACGTTACATTTCTTAGCTCTAACTTTTTCATAGTCAGACATTTCATAAAGCAATCTCCCTTCGGGATTTAGCCTACAGAACTCTTCGAACTTCGGGTCAAGAGTAACTGTAAAATTTGGACCTGTTAACGGGTATTGAATGGAGCGGTCCACTGCTCCGAGGGTGGCCATGTTAGTAAAGGCCGGGTCTCTTGGTTTAGCCTTGAAATAACCAGTTCCAAAGCCACCCTCCAAGTCCTGATATCAGACAACGGATTTAAGGAATTCGAAAACCATCTTGTTAAAGAATAGAAATCGATTTCCTTTATTCGTTCCGTTAGTTCCCACATGAAAACCAATAGGTGTACCACTATCTTTCCAAACAATGGCACCACAATCTCCAGGTGCTGTAGAACAATCATAAATTGCTTCTCCGGTGTTATCAGAGGGGTTTTGAAATTTTCCTGCAACAGAAACATGAGGTAACGCGTTTCTATGTACGAAAATTGCAGCTTGAGTGACCTTTTTAAGGTCAGGTACATTCTCAGGTCTAAGATTTAATGTTGGTAAAAAGCCTTCCATATCTTTAGGAAGAACCTTAGCACATATATCTAAAGGGTCATTTGGAACAAAAGTTGTCGGATCACAAGAGTGATGCTTAGATTCATCTTTACTCCAAAAGGTTAGGAGAGTGTTTTGGGGACATTGTGAAAGAAAATGCTTAGGGATAACCAAAAGTTTAACGTCAGCTTCAACGCTACAAATATGATAATACCCGAGGGTAACTTCCCCATAAGTACATTTTCCTTGTTTCTGGAGACGAGGCTCATTAGGTGCGGCTACTGGAAATAGTAGATTCCCTGTCATCTGAGCTTCTTTTTTAGCAGAATCCGGGGACTTCGTATCTTTCAACGCATCCGTTTTCGGTTTCTTAAACTCCGGGAGAGGGCGAATTTTTAACACCTTATCGCCAAAGGCTTTTCTTTTAGCAGAAGGAAGATCTCTTCTGAGTTCAAAGAACCATGCTTCAAATTTATCGTTAGATAAATTCTTAATGTATTCTTTATTCTCGGGTGTGAAGTTAAAACTTTCCCTCACTGGTTCAGGGGTCCCAACCACTGCGGGAGGAACAATTACTGGAACCTGAGGTGCCGGGAAAGTACGAGTTTGAGGAGCATCTATCATAGACCTCCATTCTTCTTCAGTGCTAGGTTTCTTAATGGGTTGGAACATATCAACAATCATTTGATAAAATCCTTCCCTAGTCAGTGGTTCTTCAATCACTGGTGTAATAGGTATCTCTACTACAGGTGTCTTAGGTTTAGGGCGGAGATAGTCTCGAAG